CGATGAAAAAGAGCCCGGTCTTGCTCGCGGCGGTCTTGACGTTCTTGCCGCCCTGCTCGCGGTCGAAGCTGGTGAAGTCGTCCACCGTGCCGTGGTACACCACGAGCGGATTGCCGTCCGGGGTGGTCACCTTGCTATCGCCAAACCATTCCTTGAACGCAGCCGTTTCTATTGCTATCGGTTTGATAGCTGCAGGCGCACGGTCTGCCTGTGCTGCAACCATAAAAGCCGGTGTATTAGCGCCAGGTCCATAGACGGAACCATCTTCGAGCGTTCCGGCGATGTTGCGAGTCACCTTGTAGCCCATGCGCTCCAGCGCTTCATATATACGCACAGCCGGCGCCTCTACGGTGTAATCGCTGACTACCATCAAGCCCTTACCAAGAGCATCGTCAATCAGCCGGGTGTATAGCGCCTTGCCTTCGCCCTTGCCGCGCTGATCTGCTTCAACGTGGGCGAAGTTGATACGCAGCTCACCGTCACGCAGTACCCCGCCGACTTTACCGGCCGGTGATTCAGCGGTCACATAATCGCCCGTGGCATTCGGCGTCAGCGTGACAGACTGGTCATAACTTGCCGCGCCCGTGCCACTGTTCCCGGTGAAACCCAACTTATAGGTATCGGCAAACTGCGTCACACTCATGCCCGTGCGGGCAGCCATCACGGCATAGAAGTTGGCCGCCAGACCGGCATACTGTTCGTTCACCTTGGAAGTGAAGCGCTTGACCTCGTTGAGCTGCGTCAGAATCTGGCCCTGCACCGCGTCGCGGCCAGCCTTGAACTCGGCATCGTTGTCACGTTCGGCCATGACGCGATCAATCTCTGCGTTGAGCTGGTCGCCCTGCTCCTGCATGTAAACCTTGGCTTCAGCCCGGCTCATACCATCCTCGGACGTGCGGGCGTTCTCAATCAGGCTTTGCGCGAACTCGCTGCCAATGGTGTTGGTCAGCAGCTCGCCAGTCGGAATAACAAGATCACCACCGGTTTGTACCTGCTCAAGCTGGCTGGCAACGCTCGGGACAAGCTGCGCCAATGCCTGTAGGTCAACGCCGGCCTCGAGCAGCTTGGATGAATCAACAAACACATTGGACGCGCCTTCATCGGCCAGGCTTTGCATGTAGCTGCGCAGCGTGTCGGGGCTGCGCTCAAGCAATTTGCTGGATTCTGCTGTTTTCTGTAGCGCTTCAAAGACCTGCGCTGACTGCTCAGCGCGTCGGGCTTGAAATTCAGCCTTGCGCTGTCTACCGGTTACAAGGTCTACAGCACCCTGCGCTGACTCGGCGATGGCAACATTGCCCCCTGCGCCCACCAGCGTGGCAATCAGCGTCTGAGCCGCAGCAGCCGGGCGCTCTTTGATGTAGTCGGAAAACGGCTTGTCTGGATTGAGCACACCCCATTCGTTCAGGTCCTGCAGCAGCGTAGCAACCTGTTCGCCCTTGTTTTCCTGCCAGGCGTTCTTGATGATGGTCTGCATCATGGGCGCGCCCATCTTCACGCCATGCACCAGCGCGCCCAGCGGACCTTTTTCCGTGCCCCACTCGATCACGCCATCAGCCGCAGCGTACAGCACGCGCGTACCGAGCGGAATGCCCTTGTCGGCAGCCTTGTTGTACGACTGGCCAAAGGTTTCGCCCGCCATGCCCGCCAGCGCCACGCCGGCACCCGCCGGCCCAAGCAATGCCAGTGGCAGGTACTTGGCATTTTGCATGAGCGAATTGCCGCCCGAGTCCAGCCCGCCGGCCACAATGCCGCTGCCGGCCGGGTTGACCGCCTTGGCCTGCGCGGAAAAGTCGGCGGCCTGCTGGCCGTACAGGGTCGAACTGCGAGAAAACAGGTTATCCGGCCCAGCCGCTACGCTGGCGAACGGCTCGACCAAATCGACCGCCGCGCGCTTGACGCCTGCATAGGCGCCCGCCATGACATAGGGTGCCGCCTTGCCCGCGCCGATGAAGCCCTGGTTGTCGCCGTTGCCCATGGCCCACTTGAGCAGCGAGCCAAAGCCCTGCTCGACGCTTTTGAGCGTGTCGGTGTCGTCGTGCGCCACTGCCGCCTTGTCCTGATCGGCCAGAAAGCGGGTGGTATTCGGGAACTCGGCGGCCATTGAATCAAAGTCATAGGCCCCGAGCGTGGCCTGCTTTTTCATCTCGTCCGGGTAAGCCCGTACCGTGTCCACGGGTACGCCAGTTCTTTGCGCCACGCCGCGCAATTCGGCCTCGAAGTCGGCATTGCCGCCGACTGCATTGACCATGCTGAAACGCGCTTGTGCACCCAGTTGTGCCGGCTTGTCATTCAGGTAGCCCGCCACAGCGCCTGCGGTGTCCTCTTTCTCAGCCATCAATAAGCCCCGGTTACGCCACTGGCTTTAGGCTGGCGAGATTTAAGGCGCAGGTACGCGCCCAGAAGGTCGGAATCGGTCGGGCTGATGATGCCGGCCCGCTTGAAGTCATTTTCCAGTGCCTTGCGGGTATCGCCAGGGATGTCGCCGGGCTTGACCGAGAGCAAGGCCTGTGAACTGGCGCCGCCAAAGAAGCCTTTGAACGTCACATTCTTGGCAAACAGGCCATCGATGAACTTGGACGTTTCCACATCGCTGAACTTTTTGCCGGCGCTGCGCTGCGCTTCGGACAGTTCATTGCGAACAAACCGGTGAATGGTGCCCAGTTGCTCGGCTTCGGAACTGCCATCTTTGGGGGTCGGGTCCATTTTCAGGGCCTGCAAACGGTAGCGTAGCGTGTCGTTAATGGCCTGGGTATTCAACTCGCCCGGCCCGTTGGAGCCGCCGCCCTTGAGTTTCAGCGCGCGCTCGTTGGCAAAATTCTTGTAGTCGGACTCGCTCAGTTCTTGCCGCAAGCCAAAAAACTGTGCGTCACTTAGCCCCGTGACCATGTTGGGATCGGTCGCCAGCTTCAGGTAGAGCGCCGGGTTTGTCGTGATGTTGCCCTGCGACTTGGCGAACTTGTCCAGATCGTCCATCTTGCCGGGTGCGAACTGGGTGAGCGCGTCCTTCAATTGCGGTGGTAATGCGGCCAGTGTGGTCAGCCGGTTCTCAATGACGTAGCGCTGCGCATCTGCCAAGGCGTTATCGCCCTTCTCGTTGAGTGTCTTAGTGAGCATACCGAATTGCTGAATGGCGGCCGTTCGCGTGTGCTTGACGGCTTGCGGCGTAGCATTGCTGCCAAGCTGAGACAGTGCGCCATTGACAAACTCAAGCTCGGTCGGTCGTGGAGCCACAGACGCCGCACCATTGAGCGCCTTCATGTTTTTGGCGACATAGGCCTGTGTTTCGGCGGGCATATTGCTTAGCCACGCATCAGGCACCCCGCGCTTGGCTGCATCTTTGAGTTCCTGATCCAGTCGCCCAGGTCCGGCGTTGTAAGCCGCCCATGCCTTTGCCGGGTCGCCGTACTGCGTCAGCATGGCCTGAAGGTAATCACGCCCGACACGGGCACGCTCCGCAGGGCTGCTATCCTGCGCGGGCTTGACGCCATAGCCAGGGTCTTTGTTCGTTCCGGGCATGACCTGCATGACGCCTTGCGCACCCTTGGGGCTGGTGATGGTACGGCCCAGGGCATCGGTTTCACGGCCACCGCTTTCCGTCATCGCAGTGATTTGCGTCATGCGGTCAAAACTGTTGGGTGCAATCGTCGGCATCGCCGAGACGGTTTGCTTTTGCACCGCATCGAGCGACTGCTGCACCGCATCGGCTTCGGTGATGTGCCCATACACCTTGAGGATGTCATTCGGTGCCATCTCGCCCTTCTTGCGGGCCTGTGCCAGATAGTCCATGGCGTAGCGCGGATTGTTGTTTTGCAGCGCGGCCAGAATCACACCCTCATGGATGGCACTGGTGCCCGCCAGCACGGCTTCATCAAATGGGGATCCTGTAAGGCCTGCACGCTCGGCCTTGCTGCGGATGGCCGCTTTCGCCTGATCGACCGAAGCGCCCACGATATCCTGGTTGTTCCAGTTCAATCCCGCCGTCTGTCCCGCCAGTTTCGCTGTGGCATCGTCTGTGGTGTCTTTGTACTTGCTAAATTGTTGCAGCGTGTGGGTTTGCAATTGACCGTTGAACTGCGTAGCAACGCTGCCCGCGTGATCGCTGAACATCAGGCGCTGCCGGTCATTGCCCAGGTTGGCATTGATGCCTTCAATCACTGACTTGAGCTTTTCGCCGTAGTCCTGATCGAGCGGCTTTTCCAGCGGCTTGCCTTCAGCATCAAGGAAAGCATTGGCACCCTTGCGCGTCAGAAAGCCAGTGTCCTTGTTGTACGTCAGGTCCTGTGTGGCGATGGCAAGCTGGTTGCGTGCGTCATTGACGCGCACCTGATTGGCCTGGTCCTGAATATCCAGACCGATGCGGCTGGCCGCACTGCCGGCCTGGCTGGCAGCCTGCCCAAACCGACCGGCCTGGTCGGCAGCAATACCACCCGGCGTAGGTCCGGTCGGCGTTTGAAGCTGGACATTCGGCTGCCCGCTAACCTGTGTCTGGAAATTCTCGTATTTAGGAATCGTGGGCACTTAAAACACTCCCCGTTTGCGCCGGTCTCCCTGACTCAGGCCATCCCCCGGACTGGACACATTGCTATTGCCGTTTTTGCTGTACTGATACCAGCTCGGCGCGACTGCGCTAGCACTTCCCAGCAGCGAGGTAGATGCCGCCATGACCGGGCTGATCGCGCTGGCGCTGGCGCGGGACATCAGCGCCTGATTAGTCTGGTTGACGGCCTGTGTGCGGTAACCCCAGGCGCTGCGCACGGCATTGGCTTGGATCGTGTTGGCATCGATTTCGCCCATGACATCGGTCGTCGTAAGGATATTGGCTGCACTGCCCACACCCAGATCAACCCCATTGGCTGCAAGGCCTGCACGCTGCGTGCTTTTGAGATTGGCTGTGGCCAGTCGGCTTTGCTGCTCCTGGCGCTGACCGGTCAGCAGGGTCGCCTGCGCCGCGCTCTCGCTCATGCGGGCGTTGATGTCGGCCATGTCGGCAGACAGGTTCATTGACTGTTTTTGCGACTGTGCGCCGTAGTAAGCGCCGACCGCCGAACTGGCAGCCCCCACACCTTGCTGGATCATTGCTGCGGTTGGTTTGCACATAGTAGGCCCATGGGTGTATTTAGCCTACTGTGGCTGTTCAGCGCATGGTTATATGCACCGCTCAAACCTATGGAACGGCTCGCCATGTAGCCCATAAGGCTGCGCCGTCTGCACGGTAAAGCCAATGCGCTTAAGCCAGCCGATGCTGCGTTTGTTGCGGGCATCGACGTAGTTGAAAAGCAGGCTGTAACGCTGCGACCATCGCGCCACATGCTGCCGTGCCAGCGTGATGACGCCAATAGCATGATGCGCCGCTGTATCGGTGCCCAGCATCCAAGGGCAACCAATGCCGCCCAATAGCGAAACCGGTGCCAGACCAAAGACTGCAAACGGTTCACCCGCTGCCGTGACTGCGACAAACACATCCTCGCTGGCCCGCACGGCAGCTTGCAGGCAAGCCAGAATATCCAGCTCGTCGCCATGCGTTGCCGCAAGTTCCAGCCTGTCAGCCTCGCGCAAATGGTCGGCAAGGTAGCGCAGGTCATTGTCCAGCGGCAAGCGCAGGACGATGTTACCCACCAACGGAAACCTCGACCGTCATGGATACCAGCGTCAGCGGCAAAGGGTCTGACTGTCTGACGTAGATCTGACCACCCGACTGCCAGGATGGCTCCAGGGTGATCTGTATTTCGTCCGTGATGAGGTTTGGCGCTGCGCCATACACCTCATTGGTTCGCTGCTTGAATTGAACCATACGGTCCAGACTTGGACCCGCGAAGACACCGGAGGATTTACTGATGCGAAGCCAAACTTTGTTGATGTTTTTGACATGGCCTTGACCATAGCCATTGTCAATCTGCAGCGCCAGCGGCAGTGTTTGCACATCGGCAGTGATCGGCAGGCCAACCTGCACTTTGCTACAGGGCTGCTCCAGCGTGATCGAGCCGTCCACCACGACTTTACGAGGGAACACCGCACCATCACCGAGTACACTGACTGACTTACCCTCAAGCCACGTCAACCCGCTGATGACTGTGGCCGGAACCCCGGAATAGGTTGCGCCGGAATCGACAAAAAAGGCATCGGCAGGCGTGGCAAACAAGCGGCTGCGCAGGCGTTCGACGTAGCGTGTTGCCACGCCGTTGATGGTTCGTTTGACCACAACATACAGCACATCCTCTGAGCCTTCCGCAACGACACAGCAGGATTCAAACAGGCCATCCGTGTCATGCTTGTGCAATGCGCCGAGCTGTTGCTCCGGAACGTAGGTCATGCCAATCAGTTTGCCATTGGAGCTGACGGCCCATACCATCGGTACAGGGGCCTTGGCATAGGCTAAATCTACAATCTCCAGACCGTCGAACAGGTGCGGCGCGCGCAAAGCCAAGTCACCATTCAGGTAACCGCCCGTGAAGTTGTTGGCTTGCTGGCTGAACGTCATTTCACGCAGATGACCGCCCCGTGAAGCGACAAAAATGATGTTGCTGTTGACAATCACCGGTTGCACATTGTTGGCACCCACATAGGATTGCGGTTTGACGCTGATCGAATTGGGCGTGATGGCATCCGAGTTGATGGAACTGACGCGCCACTCAGCCGCCCCGGTCAACAGCACCAGATTGGTCAGCGGGACAATATGCCTGATCGTGTTGGCTTCGCGGGCAGCGACACGCACGTTGATGCTGTCATCATCGCGTATCGGAAGCGAATACGTCATGTTCGATTCAGTGCCGGAGCGTGTCAGACGCAGGTTCTGCGGCTCATTGATGGATCCAGCAAAGACCCGGCGCTGCTCAAAATAACTGGTTGCACCTGGGTAGTTCCCCGCTGAATTAAACGGGTTGTTGACGATTGACGGCGTTTTTGCGAGATTGGCCGTGATGTTGTCATCGCGGAATGTCAGCGCATCGGTCTGCCCAATGAAACCATACAAACCATTGACCTGTTTGTAGATGTTGTACCTGGTTGAACTGGTGGTGGTCCAGCTAATCGTGTTGTAGTTGCCGCTGACCAACAGATTGCCAGTGCAAGTGCCCGAAGCCGATGCCGCTGATTCTTCCAGGCCGGTCGGGCCTACGCTGGTGACGACATAGTTGTAGACCGTCGATCCGGAACCTGTGGCAACACAGGTAGGCGCGGCCGGCGTGGTAAGGGCTGGAACAAAACTGATGTTCACCAGTGTCCAGTTTGTCGCACCCAGGCGGCGCAGCTCAGCCGGCGGGTAATTGGGATGCACCAGTGTCAGCACATCGGCAGACTGCACGTAGTGAATGTCGAATAGGTCTGCCTCAAGATAGGGCGTGACGACTTCGTAGGGCACACCGGCATCGAGCAGGGTTGCGCCCTGCGTGTGAAAGCGTATGGAGCGGTCACCAAACTCCAGCACCATCGTCTGCGTGGTCGAATACGTGAACGGTATCAGGCGCGTGCGCTTGGCTGGCGTCTTGACGGTATTGACGTAGGCAAAGCCGGGTCGATTGACCACTGGGCCATGCGGCAAGACCTTCATGTTGCGGCAGGTTGCCAGACCGGACTGAAACTTGGCATCGCCGATCTGCCCCCAAAACTCAGGCGTGACCTCACCGCCCGTGAAGCTCATTTGCAGTTTGCGTGTACTCATCGGACGTTCATCCAACCCACCTGATGCTGCGGCACCGAGCGGCGCTGCGATACATCCGAGGCTACGGCCTTGCCCATCCAGTAAAGAAAGGTTTTCGTACAGGCTTGCGCCGCCTGCATGCCCACTTCACCCTTCAGCACAGGGCCTGCCAGCTTGGAGGCCAGCAGCCAGCCCAGGGCCTCTACAAAAAGTGGGCTGAACTTGTTGCTGTCAGTCACCAGCACCGTGTAACGCATGACAGCATTGGCCTGATTGGTCAGGATGATGTCATTACCCAGATCATCGGACTCGCTGCTGTATTCCTGTGGCGTGTAAGACCCGCCGGCAACTTCGCGGGCATCGTAAATGTTGTATTTGGGGCCTGCGCTGTAGTCGTCAGAAGCATCTGGAGCCAACACAGACAGGATGTTGACCATGTTGCTCGGTGGCGCATAGCAGTATTGCCATGTCGTGGACGGGTTGGCAACTGCGCTCAATGCTGTGCGCCGCGTGGCAAAACCCCATGCGTGCATTTCGAGCATGGTATTGCGTGCCAGACCGTAAAAGCGTGCGCAATGCTCGGCCTGTGCAGAGCCTTCGGGCGGGTCAATGCTGGCGACCGTCGCGCTGTCGCCCAAATGGCTGAGCGCCTGGTTGCAGATATCGACTTCACTTGCCACGGCGATTCCAATCCAAAAAAAGGGGCGCAATGCCCCTGTGTGTCGATGCCTGCCTGCGCTTAACCTTTACGCTGCGCCTGTGCGGCAGGGGCCGACAATACGCCCCCAGCGATCAATTGCTTGATGGCTGCGCTCACGGCATCAGCAAAGACTGACGGGTCACCGACTGCACTGACATCGTTTTCGAGCCGCATTTTGCGCACGCGGTCGGCATTGCTTTGCAGGTATTCCTGATACTTCGCCTTGCCTTCGTCGCACAGCGGTTCGAGGTTTTCAGCGGGCAGGCCGTCATAGTCAACCTCGGCGCCGGCCTGAAAAAGCTCGTTGCCGATGAGGGATTGTTCTTTGACGCGGTACTTGGGCATGGTGTTCTTTCAGTGATTGAGGAACAGGGTTGAATAAAAAGAAGGAGCCAGACCTTGTGAGTCCAGCTCCTTGAGGGCTAGCTGACTGCGAAGCCAGATTTGTAAGAAGTCTGCTTATCCTGCAAGCTCTTGACGATGGCGGCAACCACCGAGAATGTTGCAATGGCACCCGTATTGACGTAGCGAACGCCCACATAACGGCGCGGCGAATAGGCCGCTGTGCGGTCATAGTGCAGCGGCACCGAGGTTCCAGCGGGCAGGCGGGCAATTGCAAAGGCGTCCGTCTGATTGATCACCTCAAGGTTGACCGTCAGTGCAGCGTCATCAGCCTGAACAAGCTGAAACTGCACATTGGTTCCCACTGTGGGGGCCGTCAAAACACTGAACTGGACCTCAAGCGATTCACCCGCGCCAAGGTCACCAGGCTGGTTACCGCCCAATGGCAGAGGCCCAAGATCAACCGTGTTAGTGCCAAGGATGTTGCCTGCGCCATTGGCAGCCTGACCCGTCAGAACACCGGCAGCCGAGACGGCACCGGACAAAAGAAGTGCGTTATCGAGAATCATGATATTTCCTTTGAGTTGTGCGGGTCTAGACCACGCGCGATTCGGTGTTCAAGAGCTGATCGACCTTGCGCAGCGGAACGCCAAGGAACTTGGTCAGCGCATAAGGCGTACCGAACTGGGTCAGCGCCTGCTCGACGCTCAGGGCGGCATTGGACTTGTTCAGCGCAGCGACACGCAGCATCGAGTACAGCGTGCGGTTAGCGTAGAACACAGGGCGGCCCATACCCAGCATGGGCACACGATCCAGCGCGCGGCTCATTAGGTTGATGATCTGCGTAGCCGCCGTCGAGGCCTGGGTTGCTGATTGTCCAATCAGGTCAGCGGTGTTGATGTTGGCAATCCGCACCACATAGCGCCAGTCTTTGACGGCCACGCCATTTTTCCACTGGTACAGCGCACGCATGGCCTGGAAGAAGTTTCCATTGGCATCAGGAACCGACTCTTCGCCTAGGTCTTGATGCATCAGGCCGGCCTTCGTGCCCTTGGGGAAGGGGCAAAACACGGTGTTTTCACCCCATACCACCATGTAGATGGAGCAGTTGTTGGTGCCGGTGCCGCCTGCATCAATGATGTTCTGTCCATTGCCAGCGGTCAAAGAGCTGTAGCGGGTCTGCAGGCCCAGGAACTGGCGCGGGTCCGTAGCAGGATTGCCGTAGAACATCGCGCCGGCCATGGTCTGGTTCATCGCTTCGATAAAGGCCTGGTCTTCAGACAAGCGGAAGGCGGCAGTGTTGCCGTTGAGCTTGGCGAGTTCCACGTCAATGTGCGAGCGGGCTTCCAGAATGCCGCAGGCTTCGTCAATCTGCGCCGTGGTGGACTTGGAAGTCGGCACGCCCTGATTGATCATGCGGTAGAAGACTTGCGGCAGACCAGTGCGGATCGTCAGACGGTGGCCGGTCGGCAGATTGCCTTCCATGAATACCGCGTCTTCGAGAATCTCGTTGGTCTGTGACAGCAGTTCTGCGACCTTGGGCACCTGGCCGTTGGGGTCGAGTCGTTTGGCCCAGTCGGCCAGGGTAAGAGCGCCAGATGCAAGAGTAGCCATGATAAATTTCCTTTAAGACTGATTGGGGTAGAGGGACTTGGCTACGTTGGTGCCTGCCGTTGCCGGACCTGCGCCACCCGTGACCATGCGGTCCTCGCTAATTGCCTTGCCGGCGCGCACCATGAAGCGAATCACTTCAGGATGGTTGCCAAGCCGAGAGTCATTCAGCAGCGAGCGCAGTTCCGGTGTGCCAAAAGCATCCAATGCCTTCTTGGCAACAGTCAGAGATTCCGTCAGCTTGTCGCC